GAGCTTCGCTCGTTACTATTATATCTCATAATCAATATGCTTTTCATTGTTTTCAGTTATTGATTTACACCACCAAATAAAATCAACATCGCTCAAGCTTTGTTTCATTAAATTAACTATAGTGCAAACTAATTGACAATTATCGGGTACATATCCTATTAAAGGATTTTTACGATCTAAACTTATATTGTAATTAGTTACACCGCTGCCTCTGTGCCATGTCATATTTTGACCTGATAATGCACATTTACCTTCTTGTTCTTTCCACAATAAATATAAATTATCAACTGATATATCCCATTCGTGTGTGTCTTTTCTTTTTGATTTTAGCTGCGTGTATAGGTTTTTTAGAAAGTCTTGGGGAGATTTACTTTGCGCAGCTACCTTTTTTTTATATTGACATGATTTACATTGACCTCGTATAAAAGTTGTATTACCTTTTTTACAAACTTCAAATTCATCAATTGGAAGATTTTTAAGGCATTTTTTACAAGTCTTCGTTTCCATATAATTTAAGGGATTTAAGAGAATTTACAATATTTGCTACTTGTAGTTTTTTCTTAAATTTAATTATATCATACGGAATAATATCTATAATTTCATCTGCACTCATTACTAACTCATCTTTATATTTATTAACATAGTGTCGTTTTTTATGTTTATCATTACATAACACAATGATTTGACCATCTTTATGCTTTATTCGCCATACATTATCATCAGTAGGCTTTATATTTTCAGTTTCTAATTGTTTTTGTAGTGCTATGTATGCTCTTGTCATCATGTCTAACATACTTAATTTTAAAGCATCATTATCTGTAATTAAGCTATCTGAAAACTTTTGATAAGCTCTATTAAATCTATTTTTAAAAGATTCTGTTACTAACTCCTCTGGTTTATCATAACCATATTTATTTTGTAAATTAACTCTTAAATATGTAATTTGTTCTAATTTTTCTTGTATCTTTGGTTCCATGTTTTTTGTGAAAAGTTATAAGGTTCTGGTTCTATGTATTAGAAATACATTAGAACCGAACCAAAATAATTGACTTTGTTGAAAAAAAGAAACCAAAAAGGAACCAAAATGAAACCATTAAAATAGTTCATCTTTAAACTCATCTGTTTGATAACCATATTCATTTTTTAACAATTTATTACACTCTACTAGCTTTTTTAATGATTTATTAATAACATTTTTTGTAAAACCTGTACTATTTAATATCTCTACATGTCTAAGCCATTTTTGGGCAGGATCATCACTATTTCTTTGTTCAGATATTATAAAATCTAATATTTTATTATCGTTATCATTTAAATCTTTTTGTCTTGGTTTATCTTCGTTTTGTATACGTATTAAAGCTCCGCTAGTAGCATCATCAAAAGGTAAATTAACTACCTCAAATTTAAAGTCCATAGGTTCTATTGTGTTGCCGTCTTTTACTAACGTTTGTGTAAAACTTACAAACATTTCACCATTTATGTCTTCTCTTTGTACTTTATATTCCCAGTCTACTGCTGCAGGAAGTACAGAAGATCCTCTTGCTCTGTTACTTGTACCATGACCTGTATGATGTACTAAACAAATACAGGCATTAAAATTATCTTTCAAATCATCTATTCTTTCAACAAAAGCATTCATATCTTCAGTACTATTTTCATTACCTGCACCAAAATTACGAGCAAGTGTATCAATAAAAATCATACCAATATCTCCATAAGTATCTTCAGCTAAATATAATGTTTCTTTTAAATTTTTATGATCGTTTTCATCTAATAATCTTGCACCTCTATTTGATATTAAAAAAGGTGCATCAGTTAGTCCTTTTTTATTTACAGAAGCCCACGCGCTCACACGTCTTGCAATACCACGTTGTCCTTCACCTGCTAAATAAACTACTGTAGATTCTTTTGTAGTATATCCGTTCCAGTCCAGCCCTTTACTAATATGAGCTGCCATGTCTACAGCAATAAATGATTTACCAGATTTAGCTGCTCCAAATAATGCTATGACACTATCTTTTTCACAAATGTCTTTTATAAGCCAGTTTGGTTTTTTTGTTGTTGCAATAATTTGACTTACAGGTACTAGTTCAAAGTTTACTTTCTTTTTTTGTAAATTGTTTTCAATGTAGTCTCTTAACGATTTAGTAATAAAATAATTGTTTTCAAATGCATCATAGAGATCATCTTTTTCATTAAAGTCTCTGGGTATTTTTACTACATTAACTGTTAAGCATTTTTTTTCTAAAAATTGCATTAATTCATTTGCAAACTCTTTACCTGCATCATCATTGTCTGGCCAAATATAAACATTACGATTATGTAATAAACTCCAATCGCAGTTTCTCCAATTAGATACACCACCATGATGACAACAAACATCACCGTCCCATAAACTTTGTGCTCCTAGCATTGCCTTTTCGCCTTCTGTAACTAAAATATCAGACGTATCAGATTTTGTAGTTAAATAAATTGGTAATACACCTTCTGGTCTTTTCATAAACCATTTATCATTAACTTTAGTAAAAGGTGCGTATTTTTGTTTTATGAAGTGTGATTTAGGAAATCTCATAACACAAAATTCATTTGTGTAACGTACATAAATTTCAGATTGCTCCTTTAATTTGTACATTTCACTTTGAGTAAAACTCTTTGTAATTTTGTTAACTTTTTTTACTTCAGTTTTTTTTATGACGTCTTCTTTTAAATATTTATTTGCGTCAAGTCCTTTGCTTTTTATAAACCAAAGTAAACCACCTCCTTCGTCTGCTTCAAAATCATAAAAGGTTCCTTCGTTTAGATTTAAAACAAAGGAGCCTTTATTACCCCAACGCCATTCAGTGCCGCTCTTTTTATTAGGTTCTCCTAAAACTTCAAGCGCTACAGATGGAGCTAATTCTGCCCAATCTGTATCTTGCATTAAAAAGGAATGTCGTCATCAAATGTTTTTGTATCAGGTTCTACCTCATTGCTTGCGCTTAGGTCGGAGGCTGAGGGGGATAGATCAGGAGAGAAATCAGCCTCCGTTTCATCATTGCCAAATGATGGAATGACAAAATCACTTGGTCTTTCTTTAAAAGTCGCAAGTTTAAATGTTGGTGAATATGATTTAAAACCACTTTTATAAACTATTAGTTCAGACTCTTCGACTCTGACAATAGGTAATTTTCCTGGATTTTCTTTTGCTTTTTCATAATAACTTGCGCCCATATTCATAAAACCTTTATATTCACAATGACTATTTCTTTTCCACAGCATAGGATGATGCATTACAGAGCTCTCATCTGTTTTGTACCATGGCAAAACCCATACTGAAAAAGCAGGTTTGTAATCAGGTGAAGGTTGATCTATTGGCGTAAAAATATCTTTTTGCCAAACTTCATGATAGGTTTTTGTAGAATTTTCATACCATATCCAACCCATTTTTATTGTATCAGGATCAACCATCATGTAATTTACATCTATTAGACTTTTTCCATTATACCAATTACCCGTTTCATAATCTTGTTTAATAAAATCGAATCTTTCAGAATCGACACCTACGAATGGATTATCACTCATCTTGTGCTCCTATAATTAATTGTTCAAACGTACGATGTAACAACCCAAAATTTTTTTTATACCAGTGATCATATTCAATATGACTATGTCCACTTAATTGTTTTATTAAAACGTGATATTGCCATACTGATTCGCAAAATCTTTCAAATATTTCGTCTTTTTCAGTATCGAGTTCGCCGTTTGATAATTGTGTCATTACATCTCCTGCAAGTAATCTACTACTTTCATAAGTTTATGTAAACAAATTTTATATATTTTTATATAAATAATAGTGTACATATATATAAATATATATTAATATATATACAAGATCAATTAACAAAGGAGATAAAATTGAAAGAAATTACTAAAAGAGAGTGGCAAAAATTCAACTCAATAATGGACGAAATTAATTTTGTTAAAGAATGGATTTCAAACGCTATTGTGATCGAACCACAATTACCAGAAATGGAAAATAAGTTGAAACAACTTGAAGAAGAATTGGCAGAGTTTAAAGCTAGTTTAAATAATTAAGGAG